TTGTTGAAGCTGTTATTCCGGTTGGCAGTGCGCCAGTGGTCGTAAACCCAACGCGCCTTCCAACCGTGAGCCCGTGAGCCGTTGATGTGATTACTCCTGGCGACGCAATTGTGATTGTTGCGGTCTGGGTCAAACCATCGTCGGTGTATGCAAACTCATATCGCTTTGACGCATCAGACAAGTCCCAAACCATCATTGGGCAGTTTGCACCGTCAGCCAATCGTAACCTGCTTGCGCCAGCAACAAGTCCAGATCCTGAAACTGCGTGCCCTGTGATTTCGTTGTCGGTGAATACGCAACCCAATCCAAAAACGTCAACCCTGTATCGGTTCGTGATTGGTGTTGAAATCCACCAGTCGCCAGCCGGAATTGCAACCGCTGCGCGAACGTCCGTGGGTCCGTAGCTTGGGCTTCTTGCCCAATTGATCGCCGCGTTGATTTTTGGAGCGTTGTCGAAATATCCGGCTGGGTAGTTTGTTCCGCCGACAACCTTGGTTGGAACCGCTCCAAACCATTGAATGTCGATGGGCTCTCCATTCCACTTTCGGAAGAGTCGCCCAGATCCCCATTCCACAACCATCCCGGTGTTTGTTGATGTCGTGGATCCGTAATCGTAATACCACTGCCCGCCTCGCCCGTCGGCGTCTGTTGACCATCCATTTACCGCGACGTTTGGAATGTCGTAAGTTGGAGCAGTGGTGGCAATCAGCGCGTCAATCGTTGGAGCGGAAATGTTTCCAAGCCATCGGCCGATTGTCGCGGTGTCGTTCGTTAGCCACGCGACAGGGTCGGCTTGGTCTGATGAACTCTTGACCACGCCTGCACGGGTCGTGAGCGCGGATTGGTAGCTGTTGGTCGCCGGGATGATTGAAGAGTTCCACGAGAGCGCGTTCGTGATGCGCTCCAGCAAAGTGTATGTCGCCGCGTTGGTCGGAACGTCGATGGTGAACGCTCTATCCGCGCCAACCGTGACGCGGTAGTTTCCCGGCTGAAGGTCAACGGAGAACAACCCGTTGGTGTCCGTCGAAACGGTGAAGTCGCCGCCGGTGACGAGGTTTGGCGAATAAGGAAGCGGCGTGGACAGTGGCCGAATCAGGATCTTGCCGGAGTATGGCCGATTGGAGTAGGCCAGATAAATCGGCCCCGTGATCGTCGCGGATCGCGTGAAAAGGCACGCGGCGAAAACCAGCGTCAGAATTGCAAAGAATTTCCTCATAGTCCGTTCATCGTGCTCACCGTGAAAACTCGATCTTGCGGCGTTATCATCGCCACGCCTGCGCCCGCTTGCCCGTCTGGCGAATCGTCCGCCGTATCGGGTTGCTCAACCGTCAAGTCACCTCTGGACACCGCCAAGATGCGCTCCCGTGCGGTGGCAAGCTCATTGGCTTGCTGGTCGGTCAGGATGATGCCGAGGCCCTGGGCCATATAACCGGCAATCAACCACGCGCCCGCGCTCCGAAGGCTCTGGGGGATCTTTGTGGCGTCAGAGTCCAGCACGTTGCTTTCATTGCTCGCCACGGCCATTCGGATCTCCGCCGTGACATCGGCTTGGACCAACGTGAAGCGGTCGGTTTGAGAATCGCCAAGCGCCGCGCTGTTGATCGCAGTCACGAGGGCCGCGACAACGTAGTTTTCGACGTGCGCCTGAGTAAGTGTGATCCAAGCCATAGTGTATTAGAAAAAGGGGGCCGCCCGGCGAGCGAAACCAGACGGCCCCGTGGGGGTATGAACTGAACCGAAAGGATTAGGTGACGGTAATCGCTTGGATGCCACCGCTGTAAGTGATCGCGAGAAGTTCGTTGTGACGAACACCAAGCACGATCTTGCTGGATCCAACCTCGTACCGGAAAGCCTCTACTTGTCCACCGGAGGGGGCTGGACTGTAGAAGTACTTGATGTTGGACGGGTCCAACGAGAGGCCGGAGTTCGACTTGTTGAACACAAGCACGTTCGCGGCGTTGATCATGGTCTTGGTTGCGGTCGCGCTCTGGTAAGCGGAACTCGAAACGAAGACCTGACCAACCTTGAAGAACGCGGCGAGTTGCTGCTCGTTCATCGACGCACCGGCGAAACCACCGGCGGTGGCTGAACCACGCAGTGAGCGGATTCTCCCAAGCCAAGCGGTGTCGCCGTAAACGATGGTATTCGGACGAATACCAGCCGCAGCCTTGTAGTCGTTGATTTCAGTCACGACATCCATGTCGGCGTCGCTTGTGCCCGAAAGCCACGTTCGCGTCTGGGGGCCAGCGCCAGCGGCGAGCAACAGCGCAGCGGCACGGCGAAGCTGGTTGAGCTTCAGCCGGTCGGTGAGATACTGGATGTATTGCTGCTCCGAAATGACGCCGTCGGAAAGCTCTTCACGGTCGACGGAGATGATCAAACCGCGAGGAACTGTCTGGGTGTTGACCTCGGTGGTGCCGAGTCGAACCTCTTGGAACTCCGCGCCGATGGCCCGGATGTCGTCGGTCTCAGATTTGAATGCTTCGTTGTTCGCCCAGACCTTGTAATTGAAACGCTTCGGGACGCGCACGGGAGCGCCAACGAGGGCGTTCAACTCGGCATCGAGGCCGGGGTTGTTCCATCCACCAACGGCGAACGTGGTTAGAGGTTGGTTGTAGGTGGACGCGGCGAAACGGGTGTCGTTCGCGACATAGATTTGCTTGTCCACCTGCTCCCCGCCGTCGTCGTAAGGAAGCTCGACGGAAGCGGCGTAGTCGCGGGCGTTGGTGAAGTCGGTGATTGCAGGAAAATTCATGTTATTCCTTGGAGTGTGTTGTGTGGGTTAGTAGGTCTTGCTCCACGTCGGCATAGCCTCGAATTCCTTGTCGGTGCCTGTGGCAGACCCAGAACAGGCTTCGATTGCAATACCCACGATGATCACGCCAGCGCCGGTTCCGGTGACGGTCTTCACGGTGCCGCCAGAGACACCAACGAGAGGGTCGCCAACAGCGATTGCGGCGGAAACGTCAGAGGTATAGGTAACGGACCCCTGTCCGCCGATGAGCATTCGAACAGGGTTGTACTCGGTGGTACTCAGCCCGCCGTAGAGCGTGACTCCAATGGGATTGCCTGCTGCAAAAAAAGCGACGTTTGTCGATGGGGCGGAAGCGCCCTTTTGCACCAGGAGGTATTGGGCGACGGCGGTGTCGCCGAGTTTTGAAACGATCCCGTCGGGGCGCGTCTTGGTGTTGACGTCGTTGACGAAGTGGAAGTGTCCAGTTTCCATCAACCGCTTCAACGCGGCAATGTTCTGAGCGGGACTCCAATCGGAGCGCATGCGCTTCCAATCGAACTGAACGCCGCGCCCGATGGAGCGGATGGTGGAATTGACTCGCTTCAACGCGGAGCGGAGCAAGTCGTTTGTCTCGTGTTTCATGGCTTGAAGGTGGGGGTTGCGTGGTTACTTCTTTGCAGAAGATTTTGCGGCTTCCTCAGCGGCTTCCTCGGCGGCGTGCTTCTCGTCGTGAGCAATGCTCGCGGTTGCGATTTCACGCAACATGGAGTCGGGAATAGCGCCGTTGCAGATGGTCCGGCGGCGGGCCATGTCGGCTTCGATTCGCTTATCGCGCTCCGCGTTGGCGCGGAATGCGGCGAGTTCAGCGGCGTCTTTTTGAGTCAGCACGGGAACAGGATCGGGCATAAATTAGGGGTTGTTGATTGCGGTGACGAGGGCGGGGTGTTCAGCGGAGGCCAAGGCGAATGCTTCGCGCCATTGATCTTGATGGCTCGCGGAAGGCTTGGCCTTGCGAACTTCATCCATCTTGGCGTTGGCGAATTGGATCAGTTGCTCACTTGCCTGCTTGGTTTCGGCAGGGATGCGAGAGCGGGAGCCGTCGACGCCGGGCGCGCCGTTGGTCTTGATCTTCGGCTTCAGGTCCAAAAGCGCCTTGGACTCGTTCACGAAGTCGGCCTTCAAGCGGTTTTCCCAGAGCGGCTTTTCCGCAGCGGTGATAACGCCGGAAGTGATGCGCTCATTGATGAGCGTGATGGCCTGGGCGTTGCGCTCGTTGGCGAGAGTGACTTCGGATTCCTTGGCTTTTGCGATGGCGGATTCCTTCTCGGCCTTCTCGTTCGCTAGTTGCAAGTCGACAGCGGTCTTGGCTGTGTGGATGCCGTCAAGCGCCGCAACAATCTGCTCGTCTGTTGCCTCGTTCGAAAGCGTGATACCCGCCTTGGCGAGCAATGCAATCAGTTTGGATTTGTCCATGATATTGGGGTTTTCGTTGAGCATCTCCGTCGGCAAATTTGGATTGCGCGTGATGCCAATTGAAGTGACGGACGTCGGCTCATAGACGGGCATACCGTCTTTATCGCCGGTCTTTTTGACGGGCCATCGGCCGCTGAAAAACAGCTTCTCAGGACGCTCCAATACAGCCGCACCCTTGGAGTTGAACATAGGGCGG